CAACTTGGAATGGTGAAACGTGGGGCATTACTGCAATGGAAGCTTTATCGTGTGGTATTCCTGTTATATTAAATTCGGATAAGAGGGATAAGAGTGGAAATCATGCTTCTGAAATAATACCAGCAAGTAAAGAACATTATAAGATAATACCACAAAACGATAAAGATGCACTTGTAAAGGCTATTGAAGATTTAAAGGATGTAGATAGAGAAGAAATACAAAAAATGACTTGGGAGAAGCATAGTTTAAAGAGTTGGAAAGAACATATGCGTAAGTGTATGGAGGATACTGTAGATAAATTTGATAAACTTAAAAACAAAAAATGATCTTTTATAAAGGGCATTTAAAATTATAAATAGGGATAGTGGGCACTGTCCCTATTATTTTGTTTATGGATAAGGAGATACATTGATGTCTTTACAACCCTATGTTCGGCAATTAAACCCCCGAAACGAATCCTATACGCCCCCTGTAGATAAAGTTCAAGTCATAAAAGAAACTTATAAAAAAGCTGCTTTTGACATGGAAGAAGTTATTGTCGCTGCAGCAGGAGGCCCTCCTTTTGTTTCTGATATTATTGATAATTCCGAAGAAGTGGGTAAAAAGATTGTTACATCCTTAAAACTTACAGGTAAAGGAAAAATGCCTGCTGGTAGTTACCCAGCATCTGCACGTTGGACGGAGTATTTCAAACCAGGCAAACCACAGGGTTCAACTTTAACACCAAAGACAGATTTCTTTATTGGAGATAAAAGAATTTCTCTAAAGACTGGCGATGCTCAATTAATGTCGGGTGAGAAAAAAGAAGCATCTGCTACGTTTTATGTTGCTGCTGAAGAATCTGGCCAGTCGCTAGATGAAGCTGTACAAAAACTAGAAAAACATATTAATAATCTTTTACCAAGTACTGATATGAGAAAACTTGGTATTAAAGGTAATAAAACGGATTTAGTTGGAGCTGGTAAGTTTGCAGAGATAGAAATTCTAAAAAATGCAGATGACGCTCATCATGCGTTCAAGGATGACCTTAGAGCTGCATTTTCAAGTAATCCAAAATTTGCACAGGCTTTTACATTTGAAGCTATGACAGGCCTGGAGAAATTTGGTAATAATGAAGGAACTGCTGATCATTTTTTAATTACAGATTTCAAAGGTAATGCTAAAATAGAAAAAGTTACAAGTTCCTCAGATTCTTATGTTAAGAAGATTTCTAAACAAGTAAATCCAGACGTAAAATTTAAATCTACACAAAGCACATCGAAACAACTTGAAACACCATCTAATCCTAAAGGTAAAACAGGATATTATACATTCTGGTCTGCTGTTGGTATTGGGGTTAAAATGATTGTCGAAGAAGAAATGAAAAATGGAGACTTGTTAACAGAAGGTCTTCTTGATATATTCAAAAGAGCTATGCAAAAAGCAATAAATTGGATAAAGAATTTCTGGAAAAAAGTGAAAAAGCAGATCAGTAAATCATGGGACTCGTTGATTAAATTTATGGCAATGGAACCAGAAATAAACTTTAACAATAATATAAAGTGGTAAAATGATAAGCTTCAGAGAACTCACAGAGGGTATTACTAAACCCATTCCAGCCGCAGTTGTTATAAAACAGATGAACTCTGCTCGTTCTAGTATCGTTGGAAAAAATGTTACTCCTAGTAATATGGCCAAGACGGTACAGAAATCTTTGAAGAAATTTGGTGCAGAGGTTACTTTTGAATTTGCATCAAAATTATCTGTTGGTGAAATGTCTGCTAATGCATATTATGATCGGGAGGCAGATTTAGAGGGTGACACGGCAATAGAAATTACACTACTTTTTAGTCCAAAAGATAAAGGAGGAGTCACTTTAGATAATGAGGGGTTTGATTCACTATCTGACACAATGGCAAAAGTTATTGCACATGAGCTGTTACATAAGTCTCAAGCATCAAATAGGGGATATGAAGAACCAAGGCCATTTCGGGTTTCAGGAGTAAGTGATCCTAAAGTTGCTGAAGCCCAAAAATATCTAGGTAATAGTGATGAGATAGAAGCATATGGTCACAATATTGCAATGGATTTGTTGAAAAATTATGGTTCAAGAAAAAATGCCTTGACAGCACTGAAAAATTTTGTTAAAATACCCCCTGATAAATCGCCCGATATGTTTGCATATTTAGTTGCTTTTGGGATGGATAAGAACCATCCTGTGCTTAAAAAGTTAGTAAATAAGGTTGTTTTATATTTAAAAGAATTAGATGAATCTATAACAGTACCTATTAAAGTGGGAGATGTTATTTTAGGTGGTAAATTTAAAAATAAAAAAGTTGAGGTTAAAAGTATAGATAAGAATGAAAAAGGTGATATTACTATTAATGGTAGGCCTCTATTAAAATTTAGGATTATACAGAATGAAAAGATTTAAAACATTTTTAACTGAATCTGTAATAGATTTACCAAGGAAAATTTTTGCAAAAGCCATATTTGATAAGGCGGATACAGATAGTCCTAAATTAAAACCAGAAGTTCGTGATTTTGTTATAAAAGGTTTAGAACCGTTTAAAAAACTTGCTCCTATTAAAGATTATCAATTAATAGGAAGTATTCTTACACACAGATATCGTGAGGACGCAGATTTAGATATTAATGTTTGGTTTGATGCAGATGAAAAAACGCATGAGAAACTAAAAGAACTTGGGTGGAAACTTAATGGTAAGAATGTTCCAGGCACAAAACATCCAGTAAATTATTTTTCAGTAATAAGTAAAGATTTCTTTAAACGAGCTGGAGAAATGGCTGATGCGACTTTCGATATAAAGAAAAATGAAATTACTCGTAAAGCAGTAGAAAAACCTTTTGATATAGAATCTTATCTAGATGATTTTAAAAATGAAGTAGGTAAAATTGATATTGTTAAAGGTGAGTTAATGCGAGATATTGTTGATTATAAGGCATTATCAAATTTTGATAAAGATGAAATTAAAGAATTACAAACAAAATTAAATAAAAAAATAGATGAACTAGAAAAAGATATTAAAGAAATAATTGGTATCTATAATACTGCTCGTGATGATAGAAATGCTGGTTTTGAAAAACCTATGACTCCAGAACAAATTAAAAAATACGGAGAACAGAATAGATTACCTAAAAATGTAATTTATAAATTACTAGAAAGATATTACTATTGGGAATTTATTCATAAGGTAGAAGAAATCATAGGTGAAGATGAAAAATTAAGTCCAGATGAATTAAAAAAAATAAAAAAATTGGTTAGAAATGAATCCTTTTTATTAGAAGGCAAGGGTGGTAAGAATCTTCATCTCGAACATTTGGAGGATGAAATCATCAACTATGGTGTAGATGGCGGACGGGCTGCTTTAAATTTCCTAAGATCACTACGAGATATGCTTGCTGGTGCAAGCCGTTCATCTATTAACATGACGGTTAAGTGGGATGGTGCGCCGGCAATATTTGCTGGAACTGATCCTTCTGATGATAAATTCTTTGTTGCAAAGAAGAGTGTGTTTAATGTCACACCAAAATTGTATAAGACAGATGAAGAAATTGATGATGATTTGTCTGGTGATCTTAATTCAAAGTTTAAAATTGCACTTAAAGAATTCTCTAAATTGGGCATTGATGGGGTACTACAGGGCGATCTCATGTTTACAGATGATGTATCCACAGAAAAAATTGATGGAGAATCATATTATACTTTTCAACCCAACACTATTGTATATGCCGCAGCTGTGGATAGCAAACTTGGTAAATTAATTAAAAGTGCAAATATTGGAGTAGTCTGGCATACCACATATTCAGGAAGCGCATTGCAAGATATGAAAGCATCATTTGGTGTTAATATTTCCGGCCTGTCAAAAACATCTAAGGTATGGATGGATGATGCTACTTACAAGGACACTTCTGGTAAAGCAACATTTACTAAAACTGAAACAGAAAAAGTAACAAGTATTCTTAGTGATGTAGGAAAGACTTTTCAAAAAATTAATGCAAACAAACTTCGATCTTTTATTGCGTTCCAGCATAGTATACCAAGTACTCTAAGTGGTGCATCACTGAAGACATATAATAACAGCAAAGTTCGTGAAGGGGAAATAATTGGCAATCCTGGCGCACATGCAAAGGGATATGAGAAATGGGTTTCAGACGCAGTTCAAAAGCAGATAGATAAAGCAAAATCTGAAAAGGGAAAAGAAAAATATAAAAATATTCAGAAGGAATACATACGAGAGGTACGAAAACACACAGGAAATCTAAAAGAAATCATCACTTTTCAAAATTATTTGGTAGATGCAAAGATGCTAATCGTTAAAAAACTAAATAGTGTTAAACAGTTAACAGACACATTTATTAAAACTAAAAACGGATTTAAAGTGACAAATGTTGAGGGGTTCGTTGCCATAGATCGTGTTAGCGGTGGAGCTGTTAAACTAGTAGACCGTATGGAGTTCTCGTTTAATAACTTTTCGGCGGTCAAGGCTTGGGACAAATGAAAAATTTTAGAGAAATCACTGAAAAGTCTGGTGATACAGCTGTATTCACATTCGGCCGTTTTAATCCACCCACATCAGGCCATGAAAAAGTTGTAAATGCTGTTGCAGCTCAACAGAAAAAAAACTCTGGTTCCAAAATGTATGTGTATGCTTCACATTCAAATGATCCGAAAAGAAACCCCCTTTCCCATCCCAAAAAACTAGCATATATGAGAAAGATGTTACCCAAATATAAGAGGAATATCGTTGCCTCTAAAGCAAGAAATATATTTGAGATAGCTACAGAATTACATGATAAGGGACATCGTGCTATTGTAATGGTTGTTGGTTCTGATCGTGTTGATGAGTTTGATGATTTACTTAACAAATATAATGGAGAAGACAGTCGGCATGGTTTTTATGGTTTTGATAACATAGAGGTTGTATCTGCTGGAGAACGTGATCCTGACGGAGAGGGTATAACGGGTATGTCTGCAACTAAAATGAGAGATGAAGCAGAGAAGGGTAACTTTGATTCTTTTAAAACAGGTATCCCTGATACCATGAGTGATGCAGATAAGAAGAAAATGTATTTTGATGTTCGTAAGGGTATGGGTATTCGTGAAGAACGTGATATGGGTAAAATGGACACCTATGAAGAAATGCGTGATAGCTATCTTACAGGGAAACTTTGGAATGTAGGTAGTTTTGTAACAGTAGATGGAATAGTGGGCGAAGTGGTTAGAAAGGGTACTAATTATATATCTTATATGACAGAAAATGGTAAAGTGCATAAGGCTTGGTTACATGAACTTAAAGAGGGAGAAAGGTGGGAAGACACCCCGCCAACTAGGGACAATCCCTTGGTAGGTGTAAAAGATAGAGAGGGAAAGGCTTTAATGCATATGAACCTATCTACAGTACATAGTTTTTTTAGGTTAAAAGAATACTCAAAAAACAAAGAGGATTTGATTAAGAAAATATTTAGAGCAGGGGTTGATGGAGATGTAGCAGTAACCGTTGAAAAGAAAGGAAGAGTGCCATCAAATTCCGGCATCCCCAATTCAACGGGCAGTCTTTTAACTGTACATTTATCTAAATCACACGAAAAACAGGTTAAAGAAGCAAAATCCCCATTACAGAGATTAAGAGATTTTGACAAGACCCGTGCCGCAGTTGGTAAGAAACCTATTTTCAAAGATAAAAATGTAAAATTTGTCAAAATGAAGAAAAAGGGTTTAATGACTACTATGAATGTTCCTACAGATGAACTTGACAAATATCTGAAGAAGGGATATGAGATTGTAGAGTCTCTTGATGAAGCAATGGGTAGTATGCGTCCTGAAACGGGCAGTAAAAATATCATTATAACCAAGTTGGCTATAGATATGTCCAAACAGGGTATGTCTATGCCTGAAGTTCATAAACAGATGAAATTACTTCGTAAAAAGAAACTACCAGAACTCAAGAAACTTGCTAAAGAATTACAAATGAGACAATCAAAAAAAGAAGAAGTTGAAGTTGAACTTGATGAGAGAAACTATCGTAAGGAATACGATAACTACCAAGGTCGCCCAGAACAGATTGCAAGAAGGTCTAGTAGAAACAAAGCTCGTAGGATTATGGGAGACAAGACTAAGATAGGTATGGATGTTGGCCATAAGGACAATAACCCACTAAACAATGATTCTGGTAATCTCCGTAATGAAGACCCATCAAAGAATCGTAGAGAACCACGACTGAGAGAAGAAAGGGTTCCCAACGATGATTTGAATTGGGTAGAAACAGGTGGTTCGTTTGGTAAAAAAAGAAGGTTCCCCACATTTGTAGTTAAAAAAGAGGGAAACAAATATAAAGCATATGATGAACAAAATAAAATGAGTTTTATAGCCGCATCCAATAGTTTAGAAGGTTTGGCAAAATTATTGAAACCCTATATTGAAAAGAGAACTGGTAGTTGGAAATTTGAAGAAGTTGAACTTGATGAATTAAGTTCCTTCTTACCTTGGTTGGATCGTGCAGCTGCAAAGGTAAGTCAAATTACACACCCCAAAGGCTGGGAGATAATGTTAAAAAAATATGTTAATGGTATGAAAGATAAAGATCACCAGAAACATCCAGGCGCTTGGGCAGCAGATATTGCAAGAGAATATAGTGGAATTAATGGTAGGGATTTAATAAAATATATCAACAAATTAGTTGATAATGGTAAATTACCTAAACAATTAAGGGCCGATTATGACCCCCTTGAAGAAGTATTAAGTAAAAATGCCTCTCAACAAGAGTATATAGACGATTTTATATCATCTGATGCCCCGCAATTTAAAGGCAAGTCTAAAGATAAAAGAATTGCCATGGCAATTGCTGCTTATAATTCTAAAAACGATAAATAAAACAGGGATTAAAGATATGACAAATTACAGAAAAACAATGGCAGAAGCTCTAATAGAGGTATTTGCAGAAGAACTTTCGCCAGATGAAATTGCGAAGGAACAATCGAAAGCTATAGATCAATTCAATGATGATATGGCTAAAGAGTTTCCAAAAGAAAAATTTACTGCCAGAGCAAATGTTTCTCCCCTGGGCGGCGGCATTGCTTTTGAGTTTGGAGTTATTCCTGCTAAAGATGCCAAGGGGGTTGATTTACTTAATGCTCCTGCACATTCTAAATTTATGATGCATTTAACCGATAATAAAAATAGAGCAGTTCCTATGTCTAAATTTTCAGTTGAACATATTATGGGAAGACTGCCTGTTAAGTTTAGAAAAGTAACAGGGAAAAGTCCTACAGATGCCGTAAAGAAATTGGTGGATTGGTTTAAGAAAAATAAAAGGGACTTTGAAGGTCTTGTTGTAGAAGAACTTGACCTTGATGAAGGTAAAAAAGAAACTTGGATGAAAAAGGCTCAAGATGCAGTTAAAAAGGCTGGTGGCAATACGGGCAAAATGGATTGGGATTCTGCAACATATTTGTATAACACAGGTAAATCTCCAGAAGAAGCTGGTGAACAATTGGCAAAATTACAGAAAGAAGAAGTTGAACTTGATGAAGGATATGAAAAAACTGTTTTGCTCGCATTGAAGGATGAAGGTATTAAAGGCCATTTCAGGAATGATGTTCTTTATGTTGCCAAACGAGATATAAAAGATGCTAAAAATGCAATAAAAGATGCCGGTCATATAAAAGCAGCACCAAAGATTGTGGGCGAAGAAGTTGAACTTGATGAAGCACTCAAGAAGGGAGCGAAAGTAGAGGTTTCACATAAAGGAAAGAGGACACAGGGCACGGTTGTTAGATATGTTCCTCAACGTGG